GCAGAGCGTATTAGAAAAATGAGAACAGCTAAAAAAGGTCAGCGTCAAGCTGGTTAAGGAGAAATTTATATGAAATTAATAACAGAATTTAATGAAAATATTACTATTACTGAAGGTAATAAAAAAGAATTATATATTGAGGGTATTTTCTTGCAGGGTAATGTTAAGAATCAAAACAACAGAAAATATCCAGTTGAAGTATTAGATAAAGAAGTAAAACGGTATAATAAAGAGTATGTAGTTAAGAACCGTGCTTTGGGTGAATTAGGACATCCTCAGGGGCCGGTTGTGAATCTTGACCGTGCTTCTCATCTTATTAAAGAGCTGCACCGTGAAGGAGATAATTTTCATGGTAAAGCCAAAGTTATGGATACTCCCTATGGAAACATTGTCAAGAATCTTATTAAAGAAGGTGCTAATCTTGGTGTTTCTTCTCGGGGTATGGGTACTGTGAAGAAAGTTAATAATTGTGATGAAGTACAAAAAGATTTTGTTTTAGCAACAGTTGATATTGTTGCTGATCCTTCTGCTCCGGACGCCTTTGTTAATGGAATTATGGAAGGAAAAGAGTGGATATGGGAAAACGGTGTTATTAAAGAAAGAGTTATTCAAGACTACAAACAGGTTATTTCTAAGGCTAGCCGACATTACTTGGATAAAACTAAAATTAAAGTTTTTAAAGATTTCATGTCTAATTTATGACACTTGAAACTTTTAAAACAATAAATAATATAGACATATAGTTTATATTTCCATTATAAAGGAGATGTTAAGATGGCCGGTAAATCGTTAGAACAAGTTATTAAAGAAAAGATTGAGAATCTTTCTTCTAAGACTGAAATGACAGAGGAAAAACAGATTGAAGAAGAAATCGAAGAAGCCAAAGAAGAGGAAGTAACGGCAGAAATCGAAGAAAAGAAAGACGAAACAAAAGAAGATTCTAAGTCTGCTAAGAAAGAAACTAAAAAAGAAATGGATCATGATGACGAAGATGATGACGAAGATGATGAAGATGATGACGAAGTGAAAAAAGAATTTAAAGCAGACGATGGTACTTCTGAGGTTCCTGATGGCAAGAAAATGAAGAAAGCAAAAATGAAAGGTGAAACTAAGAAAGAAGAAACCAAAGAAGAGCCTAAGAAAGAATCCAAATCGTATGAGGATATCGAAATTGATGTTAAAAATGATGTAGAAGCTCTGACATCAGGTGAAGATATGTCTGACGAATTTAAAAAGAAAGCTGCAACTATTTTTGAAGCTGCTGTTAAATCTAAGGTTACTGAGATTACAAAGTCAATTGAAAAAGACCTTGATGAAAAGTATTCCAAACAAGCAGAAACAGATAAACAAGAGATCGTTGATAATGTTGACAAGTATCTCGATTACGTTTCTGAACAATGGATGAAAGAAAATGAGTTGGCAGTTGAAACTGGTCTTAAAGAAGAAATTACAAATAATTTTATGACCGGATTAAAGAACTTGTTTGAAGAACACTATATTGATATTCCTGATGAGAAAATTGATATTATTAGTGAACTTCAATCCAAAGTTGAAGAGCAAGAAGAAGCTCTTAACAAAGAGATCAACGAAAGTATTGAAACCAAAAAGGCACTGGTTGAATATAAGAAGAAAGACATATTCAATCAAGTTACTACGGATTTGGTCGATACCGAGATTGAGAAGCTGAAGAAGTTATCTGATACAGTTGAGTTTGAGGACGAAGACAATTATCGTGACAAACTTAACACTATTAAAGAAAACTACTTCAAAAAATCAGTAAGTGAAGCAAATGATGGTGAGAAAGAAACTGCTGGAACGAATAAGGAACTCGAAACCACACCAGGTAATGTAGATTCTTATGTCCAGGCCATCACAAAAAGTATTAAAAAGTAAATTAATAACTTAATCCCTTATAGGAGTTAAAAATGTATTTAGTAGAAAACTATAAAGAAAAATGGGATAAAGTAATTAATCATCCTGATCTGGAAGAAATTAAAGATCCTTATCGTCGCGACGTTACGACACGTTTGTTGGAGAATCAAGAGGAGTATTTGAAAGAAGCAGCTCCTACTGGTCATACAGGAAACGTAAATAATTGGGATCCTATTCTTATTTCTCTAGTTCGGCGAGCAATGCCTCATATGATCGCTTATGACGTATGTGGTGTGCAACCGATGACAGGTCCTACAGGATTGATTTTTGCTTTAAAATCTCATTACACAGACTCGTCCGGTGGAGAAGCATTATTTGACGAAGCTGATACCGATTTTACTGGTGCTGGTACTCATGTTGCAACTGACGGAACAAATAATCCGTTTGCTGGCACGTGGACACATGGTACAGGTAATACGACGGCAACTGGTGAAGCATTAGGTGATGCTTCTGGTAACTATTGGCCGGAAATGACCTTTGCTATCGCAAAGACATCTGTAACAGCAAAAACTCGTGCTCTCAAAGCTGAGTATACCACAGAACTCTCTCAAGACTTGAAGGCTATTCATGGTCTTGATGCAGAAACAGAACTTTCAAATATCTTGTCTACGGAAATTCTTGCGGAAATTAATCGTGAAGTTATTCGTACAATTTATACGATTGCGAAAGCTGGTGCTCAGCATGATGTTACAGCTCCCGGTACTTTCGACTTGAATACAGACTCGAATGGTCGTTGGTCTGTTGAAAAGTTTAAAGGTCTAATGTTTAATATCGAACGCGATGCACACATGATTGCCAAAGGCACTCGCCGAGGAAAAGGTAATATTCTTATTACTTCTTCTGACGTTGCATCTGCTCTCGCAATGGCTGGTGACTTAAATACAGTCGTTGACGAAACTGCAAATACCTATGTAGGTAATTGGGGTTCGATGAAAATTTATGTTGACCCGTATTACAGTAATACAGCTGGTAACTACTATGTAGTTGGTTACAAAGGAAGTTCTCCTTACGATGCTGGTATGTTCTATTGCCCATACGTTCCACTTCAAATGGTTCGTGCAGTAGGAGAGCAAACTTTCCAACCTAAGATCGGTTTTAAAACCCGTTATGGTATGGTTGCTAATCCATATCAAACTGGTGCTCCGGCATTAGGTAGTGCTTCTAGCGAATATTACAGGAAAGTTAAAGTCAACAACCTTATGTAATTAGAAGTACCAAGCGATTTCATGAGTCGCTTGTTAATCAGATGAGAATAAAGGGACCCTTTGGAAAGGCAGCCAACGAACTCATCTATATCAAAGAGGGCGACAGAAATGTCGTCCTCTTTTCTTTTTTGTTTGTATAAATAGTAGTATGAAACACAAAAGACGGTCACTATTATCAATCCTTCAACAAAAAAGGAAATCAAACTTTCGTATGTATCCTGAAACACAACCTGATGGTAATATAATTTACCGAAGTCATTATTGCAAAAAATGTGATGCAAAATATCAATGGCAGTGTAATTGTCCAAATCATAAAGCAATGGCTGACCAACGACAAAAATATTTTCCTTCTGGTAAAAGATATAAAGGAAAAACTGCATGGCAATTAACACATCTTGATGAAGATGATTTAACTAATATGAAAAATGATCCAGATGCACCGTCATATTTGAAAGGATAAAGTATGGCTACTACCGCAAGCAATTTAGATAATCTAAATGAA